TTTTGGCGACGAAAATGTTATTGTATGTAATAATTTTTTATCCAAGACTGACTTTAATACATTAAAAGATAAATTAATTTACTATCTTAAAAATAACGATAACACCAATAAAATCTGTTATAACCACACTTCTATCGGATGGCATCCATTCTTCACTCCTCATTGGAGTATTTCCTTAACGGATGATGTTTTCTTTTCTAAACATATTATGTCAAAAATTAGAAATGTTTCAGATAAATTTACTAATCTACTAATTAAACGTATATACTGCTCGTTTCAAACGTCAGGACAAGATGGTAATTGGCATTATGACGATGATTCTAAAGGTTCTTATACTGTTACTATCTATTGTAATATAACATCTTTACTTGACCATAAGCAGTCGTCGCAATTAAAACAAGTTTCTGCATATAAAAATCAATTTACGAAAATTTCTGATCTTATAGATTGTAATACTAATAATTTACTTGATAAATTAAATCATAACGATACAGGTGGAGAATTCACTATTAAATTTGATCACCATCCTACTATTTTCGTTAGAACCCAGGATAATTCTGCCGTATTTTTTGATTCTTTACTTATGCATAATGGAATGGCTCCACCGTTTGATTCAACTACTCTACGATGTGTGGTTGCTTTTAAATTATATAATCCTGATTTTATTGACCAACAATCCAAATAATTTAATTTGGAATATTTATATTTAAAGTTATGTCATTTTTATTTATTATGTATTCCGAAAAAGATATTTGTTCTAATGTTAATCAGATTAACAATATTTTAAACAATACTGATTTTTGTAAATTAAAAAATATTATTAACTCTACACCTATATCATGTCAAAATATTTTTTCAACTGAACATTTTATTACTATTAATTTATTTGATAATGAATTTATTAGAGAGACTATATTTTCTATTATTAAAAGTAAATTTCATTATTCAGGTATTTTACAAAATGTTATATGCAAAATACAAAGTTATTCTGATAACGAAAAATACAATATTATATCAGAAGACGAAAACTCTACTATTTTTTCATTAGATATTAATTCTAATAATTTACTTGGAGAAAATGATAATACTATTTCTACTGATAATATAAAAGACTTAGTTACCAGTAATTCTAAACATAAGTGCACAAGCTCATCATTTAATAATGATGATTTAATTTTTAATAAAAACGACCCATTGATATACAAAAACACATCCGTATTATGTCCCTTTTCAAGATATTTTAATCTAGAAAAACAGAACATTTTAGACAATTTTGGTTATTCATTTTTTATTTCACCTGAGTTTCCGTCTATTGGTTTAGCATACGAACATATTAATAATAATTGTATTAAATTTCCTGGATATTATATTCATAAAAACAAACCATATATTAAATTTAGTAATGCTAGAAGAATTAGTATTATATTTACATGTAAAAATATTTAAAATAATATTCTTTATATATTACAATATTATGTCGGGTAAATATTTTTTTACTTCAAATGGACAAACTATAGATATTAATGATGTTGTAGACAGTACTGGATCTGATGCTGGCATACAAGCATCATATCCTGGTATGCTAGGCAATATACAAGGACATCAAACATTAAATGCTTCCGGTGTCTCCACAAATGTATCTGGTTCTAGTATTTCTAATATTCCAACATACGCAACATATTTTGGTTATAATGATGATGAAATTGATGAAGCTCCACAATATTTTAAAGACAATAAGAATATTTTTGCACATAACGGTCCTGGAGGAAACAGAACTATTGTTTCCACCCTAACGCTAACGTACTCCACAACTGTGGCCATTCCAGATTGGGCTAATGCTATTAAAATTTACTTTAGATCAAAAGGAGGATCGCAAGGTCCATCTGGTGCTAATGTTAGTAAACAAGAAGAAAACCATGACCGCGCTGGCGATCATAGAAACGAGAGAAAACGAGGACACAATAAAGACCATCGACACACCCGCATCCACACTCGTGTAAAAAAGAATTATGATTCTCAGGATGGTGGCGTTGGAGGTGCAGGAGGGGACAGAGTTATATCTTGGTTTTTTAAATATGTTAGATTTAATAGTGGTACCAATAATAGTATAGTTTGCGCGATTTCCAACACAGACACGCATAGCAGTGAAGTTACTGTTAAAGAAAACGGCACACAGATCGCAAAATATACTTTTTCAAATGGTAATAATGGCCAACAAGGGGGCGATGCAGAGGGTGGGGTGAATAAAAATACAACGGCGAACTTGGATAATTATAATCGCAATCGAACGTACGATCGCGGTGATCGAAGACATAGAGAACATCACCATCACAACACTACCGTTGTGACTGGTTCCACAGAAGGTGCTCCTGGTGGACCAGGCACCAGCGGAGAATTTACTGCTAACCAAGAAGCATCAAGTGGGTACCGTTTACACTATAACGATGCAGGTACAGAACAAGTTGAAGTTAGAATTTATTATTTTAGATTTAATACTAATCTTATTAACAGTAATCCTTTTACTTGGGGGTCATATAGTAATTATGGAGGTTCTGGGTGGTATACGAAAAATAATCTTAACACAAGAACTGTAACCACTAATAGTGGATACGCGGCCCAGGATCTCTATTGGGCAAGATCTGGTACTCTTGGTACTTTGGAATATAACACAGATGTATCACCTGCTACCAGTACTGTACAACAGTTACCCTCATCGTTTCCATCTGGTCCGGGCTTTCCATCTGGTCATGCGTTTTTTTTCGAAACACCCACGAATATTACACTTAAACGATTTGATATTTACGTTAGTAATAATGCTGATAATGTACCATATTTCCCTGCAAAACTAAGAGTATATGGTACAAGCTATCTGGTGAATAACATTCTGACGGGTGGACCTGGAGTTGGAGCGATAGAAATATTTTGTGGAAAACCTACAGTAATCAGCGAAATACCAGATAAAAACCATTATAGTGCAGGCGGTCTGAATATATGTAATAATAATGTCGCATATCAATATTACTTTTTCTTAATTGAAGAAATTGACGGTCCAATTACATCAAGTGACACATACTACGGTTTAAAAATTAATTATATTCATCCATTCATACAAGAATCCAATGTTATTTTTCCTAATCAGAATTACGCGAACGGGTCTTATTGATTTTCATTTACCCGTATGTTTGTATGTAACGTTGTTTGTGTATTAAAAACAATTAATAATCTTAATACATAATTTTATTTTCTATGAAAATTTTTATAAATATTTTTTATAAATATTTTTTATAAATATTTTTTATAAATATTTTTTATTCCAATATTCCTATATAAGTTCCATAACCTTCACCAATTGGATTAAATAATTCAGGTCTTAAGTGACATAAATATGTTAATGGATATTGATCACTAAATTGGTCACTTCCTACTATTTTATGTGTTCCGTTATTCACATTTTCAAATAATTTATCAACAAAATCATAAAATATTTTTGCAAATTCTGGTAAAAAATTTATATGGAAAATATAAGTTCCCGTAACTAATGGAGGCCATTTACCACGGTGTATTTTATTATCTTTTTTAACTGTACAGTTAATTTTATTTTTATCTAATAAATTCATTTTTTCTACATTTGGCCAAATATCATTTGGTAAATCTTTCTTTCCTATACGATATGTACATAAGGTTGCGTCATACCAACAAATCCATTCACTTTTAATATCACATTCTTTTACTGCTTTTAAACACAAATTTATTTTTTCCATCCATAATAACCATAATTCTTTTGATGGACACCAATTAGCTCCATAATGTATATTTTTTCTCATGTTAGGATAAAATTTATATGTATCAAAATCTTCTATATTACATTTAATATATTTTGTATTTAAGTCTTTTCTTATTTCAGCAACCATATTTTTTATTTTATCATCGTTATAAAAAAATATAAAATCAGATTTCAATAATAATGTCTTTTTCATATGTTGTATTTGTGCGTTTGGTCCACCTTTAAATTTATTATCAACCGTCCACCAACCAGATATACAAGTAATTCTATCCATTTATATTCTATATATTTTTACTTTTTACTTTTTACTTTTTACTAAATTTATTGTACTGTCCTATTTAGCCCCAAAGGCATTTTCGTACTAATTTCTCGTTCCGGTCTCCGGTGTTATGCAAAAAAAAATGATTTTCATTTATTGATTGCGTCCGTATATAACTTACAAGCTATGGATATTCAATATTTAAAAGAGGTTTATAACATTTGTCAAGGTGATAATATGAATTATTATTACACCGATTCATATAATAATGAATGTTATGAACTACATGAATTGAAAGAGGATGGATACCTTAAATTATCAGAGAGTTTCGTGAAATTTTCTCAACATTCGCTAGAAAGAATGCAACAAAGAGAACTAGATAATGTAGTAAATCATATTGTTAATTCCATGAAATCTAAATCTATTCAGGCATATACTTCGTTGAATTCATCATTTATTCCTCGTTGGCATTTCAAACACGATAGTAAAGGCAGATTGGGTGTGCAAATTATATTATGTAACTGTGTAATTATCATGGATCCTGATATGAAATTTATAGTTACTGTTTTACCTAGCAGGGAACGCAATAATCGTCCATGTTCATTTAAAGACTATTGTAACATAGTTAAATCTAGAGAGAACCAGAAGATTAAATATAATAATAACAAGAAACTCTCCAGAGAAAACCGAAAGACTTTCAAGAAAGGTAGCAAGGGTAAGAACAAGGATAAAGAGTACTAGGTTATTTAAAAGTGTCTCAACTTACATGTTTTTTATATGACACAGTCCCACCTAGCCCCAACGGAACTATTCCCCCGCCAATCCCTCGCCAATCCAACGTAACTTTCCGTGTCAATTACTGATCCTCGGCTATGCGGAAATGGGTAACATAATGAGAAATGGGTTACAAAAATGCCCCGTAATTCCCTCGTAAATTCCCCGTTAATCCCAGGGCATTTTTCAAATACTTATCTAAAAAAAAATGATTTTCTTTGACTGAATTTACACACTTCATCTTATGATTAAGAATACATTTTAAAATGCCTTACATGCGAACCCCTGCTAGTTGTGGAATATGTGGCGTGATGGGCCACACCAGACGTGTTTGTCGTATCGCACGCCTTCGTCGTCTAAGAGAACGGGATGGTGGTCCCGTGCCAACTCGGGAAGAAGAAGAGCGAGTAGCAGCAGAGCTCCGCCAGGAATTTCAAGAAAGTCGAGCTGGAATTCTCTGGGCGACACACCAGAGAGAATGGGCAGAACGCCGCGAGCAAGCGGTGCAACGTAATCGAGAAGCGATTCAAGAAGGGATGAGAGAGAGACAGAGACAGAGAGAAGCAGAAGTACTCGCACGAGGACTACCGCGTCCCGAACCAACACCAATAGTCGATGCAGCACATTCGTTTAGCCAGATAATATCGTGGGCCAGACGTGCGGAACGAGAGGTTAGATCCCAAATTAGAGAGGTGCGATCCCCAAAAGCGTTGTCCCTGAAAATGGTGAGTGACTTTCAGGAGAATTACACGGTAGATACTGAGTGCAGTATTTGCTACGACAGCATGCCAAATATTGGCCTACCATGCAAGCATACCTTTTGCGGAGAATGCACGGTTAAATTCGCTAAAAAAGCCCAGACTTGTCCGTTATGTCGTTGTAGCTTCGAGGAGGCTCACATTTGTCGCAACATAGAGCCAGAAGAGTTTAATAAAATATCAGCTAAATTGTACTTGTAAATTAACCCTAATTAACCCTTTTTTGTTGCACCCTGCCATCTAGCTCCCAACGGAACTTTCCTAACGGAACCATATAAATAAGTAATTGAATTTATATAGTTCAAACAGTAATTTAACGGCTATGCAGAAATGGGTAACATAATGAGAAATGGGTTATGAAAGGACTGTCAACTCCCCCGCTAATTCCACGCTAATTCC